TATGGGGTGATGATGAAATGACATTAAGAGGACAAACTTACAATCCTGAACAGCAAAGAGGACTCCTAGCAGGAATGGAAGGTCAGATTGATTTATTCCAAGAAGGAAGACGCGACGTCAGGGCTTTAGATAGAGCTGATGATTTTAGTTTCAGTGAAGGCGGAAGAGTTGGTATGAAGACTGGTGGAATGGATAGAAGAGGATTTTTAAAATGGCTGGCTACATTAGGTGCAACAGTTATAGGTGGAGCTACAGGATTATTTAAAACAGGTGGTAAACAAGTAATAAAACAAGTTGCTAAACAAGCACCTAAGCAATTTGTGGGAGTGGAAGGTATGCCGGCGTGGTTCCCGAGAGCGGTGCAAAAGATTAAAACCCATGGTAAGTTAATCGAGATGGCGGATAAAGATTATGTGAATGGGGATATTTATGAAATGATGGTTCCAACTAAAGTAACACGAACTCTAAGTGGTAGACCCGGTCATAATGAAATTGTAACAGTAAATAAAAAAGTCATTCTGGAAGAAAACCCAGTAAGTGGAGAAATTGAAATGAATTGGAGCGTGGATGATTTTGATGGTGAAATGAAAAGACAGATTAATTTTAAACCGGGCGAATCAGGTTTTCAAAAATTTGGTGTGGATGATCCTCAAGGGGCAGCTCAGGGTGTGACAGAGTACCAAAGAGTTAAAGTGAGCGACGCAGAATTTACTTATGGTAATCCTGATCAGTCTGTTCCAGAACGAGATGCTTTTGAATTTAAAGATATTTTTGAAGAAGGAGATGAAGTCGTTAAAGGTTTAGAAGATTTAACAGGTAACAAAAAGATGGTAGCTAAAGATGGTTCTATTATCGATACGGTAGATGAAAAAGGTGTTGATGAAGCTTTCCAAAAGAAAATTTTTAAAGATATCGAAGGAGAAGGAGCTATTATACCTGAACCTGAAGGTAGCTTTGGGGTAAGTCAACAGGGCGACGTTTATGGAGAAGAACAATTTAAAGAAATTATTGGAGGAGAGATTCCCAAGCATTTACAGAAAAAAGCTGGAGGTGGTAGAATTGGATATGCAGATCGAGGCTTGGTTGGAACTACCACTGGCATGGTCACTGAATATGGAAGAGAAGTTTATGAAACTCCTGAAGGAGAACAGGTTTCTGAAATATCAAAAACTTTTCCTGTAGGGGGTATGTGGGTGAATGCACCGAGTATTCATAATGGTAGAGAATACACTGAAGATGAATTAAGAGAAATGGTTATAAATGGTGTCATTGAACCGAGTAGTGTGCATGAGACTAGAGAAGAAGCTGAAATGGAAGCTGAATTAAGAAGTGACACGATGAAACAAGAAAGAAAAGGACTTCAACGAGGAGGTGGAGAAGTGGAAACAGGTGCAATTGCAAGAAGACAATCTTTAGTACCTCCATTATCGGGGCCAGATCCTCAAGGGATCATGGGCTTGTATTCTTCACCTAAACAAGTTAGAATAGGGTAACGTAGGAACATTATGGCAGATATAGATAAAGCCCTTCCCAATGTGAAGGAAAAAGTCACAGTTAATCCGGAAGAAGATTTACAAATAGAAGTTCTTAATCAACAAAATCAAGCGGATCCTGGAGTCGATGTTCAGGAAAATGAAGATGGTTCTGTTGATATAGATTTTGAACCAGGAAAAGTTGCTCCAGGTGGAGGAGAAGATCATTTTACAAACTTAGCAGAATTAATTGGTGATGAAGTTACAGGAAGATTAGCTTCAGAACTTTACCAACAGTATGAGGATTATAAAAGTTCCCGAAAAGATTGGGAGCAAACCTATACAACAGGTTTAGATTTATTAGGTTTCAAATATGTTCAAAGATCACAGCCCTTTCAAGGAGCTTCAGGTGCAACGCATCCAGTTCTTGCAGAAGCTGTAACACAATTTCAAGCAACCGCTTATAAAGAATTATTGCCCGCATCAGGGCCGGTACGAACTCAAATACTCGGAGCTCCTACTAGAGAAAAAGAAGATCAATCCCAAAGAGTTAAAGATTATATGAATTATCAATTGACGCAAGAAATGAAAGAATACGATGCCGAGTTTGATCAAATGTTATTTTATTTACCTCTTGCAGGGTCCGCTTTTAAAAAAGTTTATTACGATGAAATGATTGGTCGAGCAGTTTCAAAATTTGTACAAGCAGATGATTTAATCGTTCCGTATTCTGCTACCTCATTAGAAGATGCGGAAGCGATTATTCAAAGAATGTACATGTCTGAAAACGATATTCGTAAAGCTCAAGTTTCAGGATTCTATTCTGATATTGATTTAGGAACACCTCATTTTACGGAAGATAGAGTTCATGAAGAAGAAAGAAAACTTGAAGGAACTAGAAAAACTTATGGTCGAAATGATCAAACTTTTACAATTTTAGAATGTCATGCGAATTTAGATCTTGAAGGTTTTGAAGATGTTGATCAAGAAACAGGAGAACCGACAGGAATTAAATTGCCTTACATTGTCACAATGGAAGCAGGGGGACGTAAAATTTTGTCTATTAGACGAAATTATCAACCAAACGATCCTCTGAAGAAGAAGGTCCAATACTTTGTCCATTTTAAATTCTTACCAGGACTAGGTTTCTACGGATTTGGACTGATTCATATGATTGGCGGATTGAGTAGAACTGCAACAGTTGCTCTCCGCCAATTACTTGACGCTGGGACGTTATCTAATTTACCAGCTGGATTTAAACAGAGGGGTGTTAGAGTTAGAGATGATGCACAACCTTTACAACCTGGTGAATGGAGAGATGTTGACGCTCCAGGTGGAAGTTTAAGAGATGCATTCTTTAATATTCCTTACAAGGAACCCTCACAAACATTATTGCAGTTGATGGGTATTGTAGTTCAAGCAGGTCAAAGATTTGCTTCAATTGCTGATACTCAAGTTGGAGATGGAAATCAAAATGCTGCGGTAGGAACAACAATTGCTTTACTAGAAAGAGGATCAAGAGTGATGAGTGCAATCCATAAAAGAATTTATAATGCACTTAAAGAAGAATTTAAATTATTAGCTAATATATTTGCACAATACTTACCACCAGAATATCCTTATGATGTTGTGGGTGGAAACAGGTTAATTAAACAAGCAGATTTTGACGAACGAATTGATATTGTTCCTGTAGCGGATCCTAATATCTTTTCCATGACTCAAAGAATTCAGTTAGCTCAAACAGAATTACAATTGGCTATGTCCAATCCTCAAATGCATAATATGTATGAATCTTACAGAAAAATGTATGAAGCGCTTGGAATTAAAAATATTGATCAATTATTACCCCCTCCGCCTCAACCACAACCAAAAGATCCTGCTTTGGAGCATATTGATGCAATGGCACAGAAACCTTTCCAAGCTTATAGAAATCAGGATCATAGAGCGCATATCACAGCTCACATGAATTTTATGGCAACTAATTTTGCTAGAAACAATCCACCAATCATGGCAGCGTTAGAAAAGAATATATTTGAACATATTTCATTGATGGCGCAAGAACATATTGAATTAGAATTTGCTAAACAAATTATGGAAATGCAACAGGCTCAACAACAAGGAATGCAAGGTCCTGAAGCTCAACAACAAATGCAACAACTGAATTTAACAATGGAAGCGAGAAAAGCTGTTTTAATTGCTGAATATACCGAAGAGTTTATGAAGCAAGAAAAAGAGATTACTTCTATGTTAGATAGTGATCCATTAATCAAATTGAAAGCTCAAGAGCTTGATTTGAAGGCTCAGGATGATTATAGAAAAAAACAAGAGACAGAAGCACGAATTAACTTAGATAAATCTAAGCTATTGCAGGCTCGAGACCTGACTGAACAAAAACTCGAACAAAACGAGGATCTCGCTGAATTAAGAGCGGATACATCTTTAGTTAAACAAGAGATGTCCAATGAGGCGAAAATGCGATCTGATGTTATGAAAAGAAAAGACGTAAAGACCTTGAAAGGGCCCCGTGAATAGTATAACAATTAAGTAGGAGAAAAATTATGAGAAATGATTTTGGAACAAGACCTTATAAACCTAGATTCCCTTACGCAAAGTCTGCTAAGAAGCAAACCGCTAATGACAGACTAGATGAATCTTTAGGTGAAAGACGTGGCGCCGAAGCTACGAAGACCCAGAGCTTTAAATCTCGAAGAGATGAGAGCCGCGGAGCTAAGAAGGCTTAATTATGCCTGGAATAGAAATTAAAGGCAGAAGTCCGATAGCGAACTACCGTCATGGTGGACGAATAGGACACAACAAAGGTGGAAGAGTTGGGCTTAAATCAGGTGGTCGAACTAAATTGAGATTTGGTGGTGGACGAAACACAGGTCGAATGAATCTATTGGAAGAAATGGGTCGTATCGATGCTGAAAAAATGAATCCAAATAGATATGCTGAAAAAAGAAGAGTGGAGCAACAACTTAATGCCGGATACAATAAAGGTGGAAGAGTTGGTCTTAAAAAAGGTAGCAAAAACTGGATTCAAGATGTTAATAAATCAATTAAAGCTAGAGGCACAAAAGGAAAATGTACACCTATAACTAAGCCAGGATGTACAGGTAAAGCTAAAGCATTAGCTAAAACTTTTAAAAAAATGGCTAAGAAAAGGAAATCATAATGAAAAACGCATTCGGAAAATATTTAAATGAAGATGGCTATTTAAAAGGAGGTCTTCATGTTAAAAATGAAGCTCCAAGAAATACTACTATGAAAGATGTTAAAACAAGTGCACCAGGAGTCGGTGTTCAAACACACGGTGGAAGATTAGGTTCTGCTTTAAATACTAAAAGACCTGATCAATCCAAGTTTTTAAATGAAGATGAATATTTAAAGGGAGGAGTACCTATAAAAAATGGCTAAAAAAGATAAAGAACCTTTTTACAAAGGTGTAAATTTTTCTAAATTCACTAACAAAGATGGATATGCTAAAGGTGGAGTTGAATATACTGTATCTGAAAAAATCCCTCTAGAGGATCAAGTTGGTGGACAAAGAAGAATGTTAAAAGACAAGAAGTCAAAAGTTAAGTGGTTCTAGTATGTGGTTTGGTGCTATTAAACTAGCGCTCAACGCTGGAACTCACATTTACAAAAAGCGTCAAGAGACAAAGATGGCTATGGCTGATGCGCAGCATATGCACGCGCAGAAGATGGCCCGAGGTGAGGAAACTTACCAGGGCA